CACACCGTGTTCCACAGCTCCATCTCAATAACCGGCAGGGTGATCGCCGGCATCAGAGCCTGGATATTATCATACAGCCGCTCGACATCCGGCGCAGTCGGCGACGGGGCCACGCCGATCTGGCTATACCCGGCGTCAAACCTGCCGATCGCGGAGCTGTAGCTCATGGCAAATGTCCTGAGGTCATGTCGTTGGCGGCAGGCCGGTGTAGCAAGACCGCCAAATCGCCGCGCTGTCTAAATACACCAGGCACCCCGTCCCTGTGCCGGTGCCTGCAGTCTGGCCGGCATTGATCGCATCGGAGGCGAATGCCAGCGATCCGTGCTCGGCGCCGCCCAACACCGGGAGGTTCGCCACGGTGTAATTCGGCAGGCGGAGCGGCACGCTCACATCAATCGTGGAACCGTCCGCAGAAAGGATCTGCGTATTCCCGCCGATCGCATACCCAAACGGCGAGTTAATTCTATGGCTCGCGTTGATGAACGTTTCATCAGTAGAGAAGGTGAAATTCCCCGCCGTATCAAAGGCAATATCCAAGCCGGTGCGCATCCAGATGCCGTGCGTCGTGCCGCCCGTTGCCGTCCCCGTATGGCGCATGTCGATGCCGGCATCGTGGAACGGAGCCGCCAACTGGAGGATGGACTTATAGTTCGCCGCCGCATCGCCGCCCGAGTAAATCCCAATGGCCTTGTCTGCTTGCGGCGACGCCCCGTTGCCGGTGCCGTTCAAAAAGGTAATAACCAAACCCTGGCGCGTGCCCGCATCGTCCAGGCCGTTACACGCAAGGTCGATCTCTAGGCCAAGCAGACCACCTGCCTGGCTGCTCGGCAGTCCCGTCTGATCGCGCAGTTCCATCACCGCGCCCCACATGACCTGCCCAGATGTCGCAAACCCGGCGGGGCGCACCGTCTGGATATAGCGGTTAACAATCGCGGCGCGCGACGTGCTCGCGGTTTCCGCGAACACCCGGTCAAAATTATGCCAAACCTGCACGCCAGTTGGCGGGTTGCCGGAAACAACCGCGTTGTGCTCGTTGCCGAAGTAAATACCATTCGCCGCGCTGGACAGATTATAGGTCAGATCCTGCTCGACCAGGTAACCCTTCCCGGTGGATACCAGATCCGTCACCGGCGCAGGCGCAAACGTCAAAACCCCCGAGAGTATACCACCGGTCACCGGCAAGAAATTGCCGGCACTGATGTCCATCTTCTGCGACCACCAGTAGTTCCACTCGGCCGCGGACGGCACGTAGCCAGTCAGCCAGCCCGGCGAACTGGCAGGCGGCGCGCCGGCCAACGGCGCGACCTGGTCCATCAGTTTATCCCTGCTCCCGCTGCGCGGTGCTGAGGCCCGAAGCACCCGAAACACGCGGGGCGGTCGCATAGAGCTGCATGCGCACGTTGTCGATCACCTGCGACGCTACGCGGTAGGGCAGCTCATACAACCCGCCCAGGACAACATTCCATTCCTGCGCACTCAACGTCACCGCAAGTGGTTCGTTTGCCTGGAACAGCATCGGTGGCTGGTTGCCTTGCGGCGGAAACGGCGGTTCTCGCATCATGGTGGCTCCTAACTTTGGATGGTTAACAACTGAGACACAGCCTTGTTCATCATCGCCGTCGCGCGGCCATCGTCGGACCAGGTGTCCTCGCGCAGCTCCGTGCGGCCGACCAGGTAATACACAAACGCCGACCACACGCTGGTATCCAACGGAAACGACGTGGTCAGATCGCCGGGCGCCGTATACATCGGCACCGACACGCGCAAGCCGATGGGCAAAAATATATCCGGCCGTTTGGTCCGGACCTCATACATAAAACTGTTGATACACTCGAAGAACTCATCGTCGGAGTATCTTAAAGCCCCGCCCGACGTAGGTAATTTATCCTGCAGCATGGTGCGCGCTTCGCCGATCAGATCGCCGAAAGTGCGAGTAAACGTCGCAGACATCAGCGCCCTCGCCCCGACGGGAGTTTGCCTTTGTTCACCTGGTTCAGGACCTTGGTGCCGAGTTTTTTCACGGCCGATTTGCGCACCACGTATTCACCGCGCTGCGCAGGTATTAAACCGTCGTCTTTGCCGATCCTGGGGCCGGACGTGTGCTTGATCTTGCCGCCACGGGCCATCGGATTGTCGCCACCGACAGCGCCACCAGTACCGTCCGGGTCGGGCTTTTTGGCGTATTTGCCGAGGCTCTGGGCCGCACTGGCCAAACCTAAGGTTTTCGTAAACCCGCTCGAGATGCTGTCGCCCAAGCTGCTACTGCTGATCCCGGGCCCGCCATAAAGCCCGCCGGTGTCATACCCTCGGCGCTTAGGTTTACTTTTTGCCACGGCGCACGTCCTTCTTGGTGACCTTGCCTCCCTTGCGGAAGCCACCAGGGGCGCCCCCGCCACCGGGACCGGGCATCACCGGCGCCACCGGCTGCGCGGATGCACTGGCGCCACCTGGTCCGCCAGCGCCACCCAATGCTGCGGGTGGTGGCGTGGGCGGCAGTCGGCCGCGGCCGCTCATCGGTTTCGGCGCTGGGCGCTTCATTTGCGTTTCCTTCCAGCGAGCTGCTTCTCGCCCTTGGCGTCTTCGCGCTTGTCGCGTGGGGTGCGCTCGTAAGCACGCAACCCCACGCCTAGCTGCTTCGCGCCCTTACGATCCTCAGCCTTGTCCTTGGCCGAACCTTCGTATTTGCGCGCCATCGTGGTTAGGTCTTCGGTGCCGGCGTCGGTGCGATCGGCTGCGCCGGGCGTGCCGGAACAGGCGGTAGCCCTTGATCCGGATGCGCCGGAGCGGCAGGCGGCAGCGGATAACCAACCGACAGGCTGGGGTCGACGACGGTGTAACCAACGACCTCCAGGCCGCCGCCCGCCGATACCGCGACGATCGCGACCAAGAACTTCTGCGACGGAAGCCCGTGATCCGGTCGCGGCTGCGAACCCGGCAAGCCTTGGTCAGGATGTGGCGGCGCGCCCGGCAATCCATGGTCGGGGTGTGGCGGCGCGCCCGGCAATCCATGGTCGGGGTGTGGTGGCGACCCCGGTGGAATGATCGGCCCGCCGCCAACAACAGGCGGCCATATGCTGCCGGGTGGCATCGGGTAATCCGGCGGCAGCGGCGTCGGTGGCCAGATGCTAACCGGAGGTGGCCAAATCCCAGGCGGCGGTGGCGGGAGCGTGTTGTCGATCTGAGGCGGTGCGACGCCACCCCAATATCCCGGTGGCTGTCCGGGAAGCGTGTTGTCCGGACCACCAGGCACGAGGATGACGCTACCAGCGGGGATGGGGAATGCTGCCATAAAACGTATCTCCTGTTTGAGGTGTAGCAACTACGGTAGTAAATTCATATTAACCACGAATGGCATAAAGTTCCGTGACAGAGATCCCGTCGAGAACTTTAAAGCCGTAGACCTGTAACCCGCGCAGCAACTGGCTGAACGACCGCTCAGACCGCATGGTCTCGACTTTTGTGATCTGACTGGCGAAGGTGATCCCGTGTGGGTGCCCGGCAAATATCCGAAACGCCGTGGCCGCGCCCTCGACCGCGGTCGGCAGCAGGTTGGACGAATACAAAGTGAACCGGTCGATCATCCCCAGACGGCCATTGCGGGTCATCGACACGCCATCACCCGAAATCGAGGCGTTGCGCAGGTCAGACTTCTTGATCAGCGCGGCAACCCAGGGCGGTATAATCAACCAGCGCCCGGTCTCCGGGATGTTCTGCTCGTCCAAAACATTCCCCATATCGACGATCGCATCGACAATGTTCGCCGGCGTTACCGCCACCGGCGCGCCGGCCGCGCCCAGGTTGATATTCAGGGAGATTTTTCCCGCCGTCAGCCCCTTGTTGGCCGCATCCACCCCGGCATCGATCAGCCCAAGTGTTTGCGTATCTATAACGATTTTCAATTGCTCTGCGGCATCATCACTCCACAACGACAACAGGTTGATATCGCTCTGTAATTCCATTACGTCATCGAGAGCAAGATTAAAATACTTGGCGTTGTCGATGGTGAAGTCGACGATGTTTGAGCTGGGTCGCTGGATCACCAGGTCCATGTTGACCTGGTAGTCACCGATCGTGATGGTCGGTTTGGTGCGGATGTGCACCACGTCGCCCATGTTTTTTATTTCCCCTTCGTAATCAGTGTTACATATCGCACTCAGAACGGTTGCTGCGTAGAATTTTTCGCGGCCTACATAAGTCGTAGGGCCGACTGTCGCTTCGGAGCACGAGGACGCAACTCAATCACCCCAGGCGGTCGGCCTTGCCGCCGCTTTGGAATGTCAAACTGCACCTGTCGCAACATCTCTGCTGCATGCCCCGCCGGGTCACTCAGTCTGTGCTGGTGCGAGTTGAGGGCTTTGATGTGCTCTCGGATGGCATTTCCATCGCGGAAATTCCCACCAACGGCACAGCCCAGGAGGAAGTATGCCTGCGCCTTCTTGATGATCAGGTGCTGCGCGAAGTAGTCCAGAAACTCCTTCGCCTTCGATGGCTGGCTCAACTGGAGCTGCCACAGAAAGTTATCCCCTGTCTGGCACACGCTGCCACCGAACGCATTGGCGATCAGGTCCAGACCAACCTTATAGGCCGGTGCAGCCAGGATCGCAGCAGTCGGATAGGCGTAGCCAGTCTTAGGGCAGACCTTCACCGAGAAGCCCCCATCGCCGTCGAAGTAGCCCGCAAGCCACTTCCGCGGCGGGAAGTTCGCCGTGCTGGTGTTCACCTGCTTGCGCAGCGCACTCACCTGGGCACGGAACCCTCGCACGTCTTCCTCAGTCCTGAGTATGGACGCTTCGTCAACCAGCTTCAGCATGCCGGCAGCGAAGTCGCCCTTGCAGATGAGATACCCCTTCAGCCGCTCCACCGCCTTGCGGGCCATGCGGCCCCTAGCAGCGAAGTCTACGTATTGGCCACCGGTAATCGTGCGCTCACGCGCAATCCCACCAAAGGCCGCCGCGTAGCTCTCAGGGATCTCCCGATACAGGGCACGCTGCGCCACCTCAACAACCATGTCGGGGCGGCTATCGATCCGGGCGCGGGCCATCAGCGACCCGTCCGCATCGAAAAAACCTGCCATGTATTTATCGCTCAGAACCATTCTCGCTTCCATCGGGTTTTCGTTGATTGTAACCAACGAGGTCCCCGTTATCCAGACCCGGTTTTAAGCTCACCGATCAAAATGAGCTTCCCTGACCAGATCTCCATTTAGGTCAGAGTTTGCATCCCCGAGATCACTTAGGGATAAACGTACCATGGTATGCCGGGTTCTGGGTTGGCCCAGACCAGGCGGTCGTGGCAATCGTGACTGCCATATCTCGCTCCTGTTGAGTATAAGGGTCATTGACGGATACGTCCCTCGCGCTGAGCAGCGAAAATGTCCCGTTCGATGCGCTCGGCTTCCGCCTCACGCCCGACCCAGTTGCCCCGCTGCTGTTGCCGATAGAACGCTGCGATATCCGCGCCGGTCCAAATACGTCGTTGTGGAGCGCCCGGTGTCGGCGGTGCGGCAGTGGCGCCGCGCCCCGGTACTGCCAGATCCGCGAGGGGCAACCGGTCCGCGGACGTGTCCGTCTGGATCGGTTGTGTCCCCGGCGGGGGGCTCACCGTGGTATGCTCTTGTGTATACGTCTGGAAGAACGCGATGGTACGGGCTGCATCGCCCCCCGTATAGGCTTCGTCGATCAGTTGCTTGCGCCGCTGACCGCTGAACGGATCGACCTGCTGGAGCCAGCCGATAAAGCCCGGCTCGACATTGACCTCGCGCCAGTTCGGCATGGCGCGGTCCAGCGCGTTCTCGACGCGCTGCGTCGCCGTCAGGCTGGCCTGATGCTGTGTGGCGCCCTCGAGCTGCGCCAGGCGCTGCTCGAGGGTGGAAAGTTTTGGCTCGACCGCGAGCATGCTCCAGCGCTGCACGCCGTGCACCAGATCGGGCCCGTAGGCCTCGATGTCCTCTGGCGGCACGTCGCGCTGCGGCAGGGTGACAGACTGCTCGCGGCGTGGTTCCTCGCGCCGGGGCTGTGCCTGCATGGAGGCGATCAGCTCCTGGGTGGCGCGCAGCTGGCCGCGTAAATCCGCGATCTCGGTGTTATACTTGCCCTGCAGGGTGTTATACCGCTGCTCCCAGTCGGCCGGCGCCATATCCCGTTGGGCCGGCGCAGGCTCAGGCGCCGGCTCGATCTCCGGCAACTGGAACTGCTCGCCCGGTCGCCCCTCTGGTCGCCCCTCTGGTCGCCCCTCTGGTCGCCCCTCGGGCTGCTCTACTACGGTAGTAACATCCTCGCCGTCTTGCGGCGCGGTTTCCTCGCCCTCCGGCGCCGGCGGCACGTTGAGTATGCCGGCCTCGCGCGCCAGCTCGTCGGCAAGCTGCGAGGCGCGCCGCACCGCGTCGGGAATATGCGGCGCGTATGTGGTGTCGCTAGGCATTCTCTTTCGCCGCCTCCTTCACGCGCTTGACGGTGTCGGCCGTCATCGCCGCCGGCTTGACCTGTGAAAGCTGCAATCCGGTATAGGCCGCGTGCAACGCCTCCCAGAGGTCATACATCCCGCGGGCGTAGGCGGTTGCATCGACGCGATTATCAACCTGAGACATCGCCGAACTCAGCACCCGGGTCTGGGTCAGCACCCCCAGCGCACTGACCAGGCGCTCAAAATCGCGGTTGTTGCGCAGCTCCTGCACCGCGGTGACCGCTTCAGTGCCAATGTTGATGCTCAAGACACAGGCTCCGTCTCAAGACACGAATGCCAGTCCACCATATCGCGTGTCAGCGGTCGCGACAGGCCGAACATGGTCATCACCGGCACCCCCCGATCCGCAAGCGCGCGAACCACAGGACAGTCAGCGCGGTGCGCGACCATCTCACCGCCCTCGCCCAGCGCCAAGGCAATGTCTTTATGTGTTTGGCTCACTCAGTATCTCCCGACTGCATCGAATAATCCGACGATCCCCCGGCCTGACCGACCTTGCCCGGGCCCAGGCCGCCACGAATACGCCGCAT